CGGAGTTTGAGGCAACGGAAGACCGCAAACGCCAGATTGTTGAGTTGCAGAGCAAGGCGCGCGATGCTCTGGCCGCTGGTGAATTTGAGCAGGCCAAACAACTGGCGCAGAAGGCCATGGATTTGGCGGTGCAAGTGGGCAGCGCCCAGACGGCCGAGGCCAAAAAGGCAGAGGAAGCCAAAAAAGCATCTGAGCAAGCGCACACCCAAGTCGTAACGTTGGAGTCGCAGGCGCGCGAAGCATCGCGCAAACAAGAGTACGACAAAGCGGCAGACCTGATGCGCCAGGCAGACACCTTGCGCGCAGAACTGGCACAAAAGACCAAGGAGTCCGATGCCGCTATCACCCAGGGCAAGGATGGTGTCAACCGATCAATTCAAGCCATTCGGGAATCCGAAGACATTCTCGTCAAGTCACTGGACGCTCAGGCTCAGGCGCACAAACAGGCAGCCCAAGCGGCAGTAGCAGCGCGTGAGCAGATCAAGCAGACCCTCACGGACACGGAAACCCAGATCGACCAGATCACCGCCAAGCTCAAAGATGGACTAAAGGTCACGCTCGATGCAGACACCACCCGGTTTGACAAAG